ACTACCGCAACTCTGTGTTGGAAACGGCAAGCTTTTGAGTCACCTTGACCTGAACCGGCTATATTCTTTGCGCAATCTCTACAGTTTTCAGACTGACGATCTTTAGAATCAGGGCTAGATGTTTCACCATCAGCAGACCAACAATCAGGAGTTGTTGCATCTCCATCGTACGCTTTAGCGTACCAAATACGACTTGTCTTAGGTGCGGCATTAACAAACACTACATCAAGATAGCGCTCTTCAATGTTAGCAATTTCTTTCCCACTAGACATCAAACGGAATACACCGCCTTTAATAGATATGCGCTTACCAAAGTCTGCGCTTCCACCTAATGCCTCTGCTAATGCAGATTTACCTGTACGTTGTTTTGCAAACGCTGGGGCTTTAGCCCCATCAAATAAAGCAATATTGCTCATCTCTTCTCCTTACGTTGGTTTACGAACTGAAATATCAAACTCACTGTGTGAGTTCAAACCGGGGGGTAGTAGTTTGGGATTCTCTTCAAGAAACTTTGCCATGTTTGTTTGTGCAATACGTCTCTCAAAAAGATCAAGCGCATCATGTTCTTTTACGAACTCTTTAAATGCGTCCCAATCTGATGCGTTGTATCGTGTCTTTGTTGTTAACGATACTGTGCCATGATCAGTCTTTACAGACTTGACTCCGAGTGCAAGCATTCTATCTTTAAGTACTGACTTAACTTCATCTCGTTGAGCTTTGATACCCTCAATTTGATTTTCATACTCAGTAGTTAATTCTTGAATCCTCGCTTGCATTTTCCTATACACTTTTGCCAACTTATCCAAAGGGATCGCCGACACTTCATCCTGTGAATCGCTCATTTTTCTTCTCCTCTTTTTGTCTAATGTTTAACAATTCTACACCATAAAAATTCGTTTTACAACCTCCTTTTAATTATTTTTTACTTCGTGATCAAATAAAGCAGTTAACATTGCGTGATCGTTAACTTTGGTACTCATTGCTTTAAATAGCTTTTTCTCGATAGGGCTTGACTCTATATGAATCACAGTTACCTTCTCTGCATCTTGTCCTTTACGATCTGCACGAGCAATACATTGTGTATACATTTCAACAGACATAAGGGGTCCGAAAAATACAACAGTATCTGCTTTGGTTAGGGTAATCCCGTGTGCCGTAGCTTGCGGTTGCATTACAAGAACTTTGATTTTATCTGTGGTTTGAAAGTCTTTAATAATCGTAGCTCTCTTACCCGCAGACACGTCACCATGAATTGTGTCCACGCCATAACCGGCTTTAGTAAGGTGTGCGATTATAGAGTCGATACTGGATCTGAACAACGCAAAAATAATAACCTTGCGTTCTGTTTCTTCTAAAATTTCTTCAAGCACATTTAGTCTTGGTTTGGCATCAAACTCAACAACTTCTTTGTCATCTGTGTAAGCGGCACCACAAGATATTTGTAACAGTTTACTGACTGCAACACCGGCATTGACTGCGCTGATAACCTCACCCGCCGCTTTAACCATGAATTGTTCTTTGAGAATCTTATAGTATTTTGCTTGTTGCGGAGACATCGGTACTTCACGCGTGACTGTAACCACAGGAGGCAAGTCCAAGCATTGCGCCTTTGTAAATCTTATAGCGGGTTGAAGTGCCTCGTGTACCATTTTTGTGGCATCAGGTTTAGGCGCCCATTTAAACATGGTCATTTTCTGCATAACTCTATCACGCCATGCAGTTTGGAATTTAGGCACACCATTTGGATTAACAAGTCTAGCTAAGCCATACGCATCTACAGGAGATTGTGAAGCAGGGGTTCCTGTCATCATCCACAAATATGTATCGGGTTTTAAAACAAAGTTAAGTGCTTTCCATCTGCGTGTAGATGGGTTCTTGTATGCGTTGGCTTCATCAACAATAATCAAATCAAAGCGCCCATCGTTCTTTACTTCTTCGGCAATAAGTTCCAAGCCTTCGTAGTTGGTAATGACGATTTCATAATCTTGCTGAATCATTTCTATACGGCGTGTGGCTTTTGTGTGGTGTGCGACTATAGCGGATCTGTGTAGGATACTGTTGCTGATGTCTTGCATCCACGCTGACTGCATGATAGATAAAGGACTGAGTACCAAGACTCTGCGCACGTCACCTTTTTGCATAAGATAATCAGCCGCCCATAATGCAGACAAAGTTTTACCTGTACCCGGCTCATTGAAACAGAACGCACGTCTATGGAGGGTTAAAAAAGCCGCCGTCTCTATCTGATGCGCCATAGGTTTGTAGCGACCAGGATAGTTGTAGCGTTTGGTTATAGGGGCGGGTACGTTTTTTACGCCAAGATTTTTAAGCACTCGTACTTCATCAAGTCCCCAATAGACGGCTACATTGTATATACCATCTTCTTCGCTGACGACTTTATGCTTAGGTATGATGCTGTATTTTTCAGGCGTGCGAGTACGAAACAAAAGCGCTTTGTTATCAATTATCTCCATACTCTGCCTTTAACTTATATACTTCTACACGCCCTACTTTATCGGGAAGATTCACTACTTCATAGATAAGTTCATCTGCTTCAAAAAGCTTTCTAGCAATCCCTTTTAGTGGATCCTCTTTAGGTATACTTTCTATCACCTTAACTTCAACCGGGGCGTCGCCCATGCGTACTTCCCACAAATCACGACAAGCTTTTATAGATAGCGCCCTAATATCCTTTGGCACACCCCCAAGAGGATTAACATCATTATGTCCGCCACTAACAATGCCCCTTGGGTCAGTCCATCCAAATGAATAGCGCTCAGATATTTTGATACTCATCTGAACTCCTTTGCAATGTAGTACATGTAAGTATTGTGGTTAAACTTCAAGATGCCTTCATCTCTTAGCACACGACCAACATCTCGCATATCTTCGGATATAGATTCAACGTCTTTTAACTCTGCAAAACCGGTTGGAAAGAGTACCATCCAAAGTCCTAACAACGTGTCTACAGAAACGTCAATAAATGCTTTGTTTTTAACATCGTTGTATTTTTTTCTTATGGTTGTATCCATGTCAACCGGTTGTCTAGTGTATCTATTGTATTCATCATTAAACAGCTTAGCTAATCCCGGCTGTATCTGCGTGAGTAATTGTTGTCTACTGATTGCCATCACGCACCTTCCTTAAGGCGATACCAACCGTCATCAGCTTCTTCCATTAAATCATTTCTTCTTAAGCGCCAATACGCATCTTGAAAAAATTGTGCGGACTCTTGAACTATGGGTAAAAGGTCGTCATGAACCCACTGATCCCCATGCTTAGCTTGCCAAAGCGTGACGACCTGGGACAAAGGCATCATATATGCTTCTCGTTTATTAGGATTAAACGAATTAAAGGTTTGATTAAGTATTCCGCTTGCTATTGCATTTTTAGTTTGCACCAAAGACTTTGCTAATTTTGCTGCGTAGTCTTGCGCAATCGTGGGATCGTCTTCGAACAAATTGTTGTATATTTTTGCTTGCGTCGAGTTCATTGTTACTGTTTTTATTTTCGCCATTTACTTCTCCTTTGTTTTAATCTGGTTTCCTACATACAAACTTCGAGCGGTCTGTTAAGTAGTGTTGTTCTAGTTCGCTTACTGCTTTAAGTCTTGCGTAAACATATTTGTAATAGTTATCGTGCTTAACTTCTTGAACGTCTACCCATTCGTTACCATACTTAGCCAACCACAAATTAACTAAGTCACTTATCTTCATATCAAACTGCTCACATTTAAGTTCAGATGCAGACAAATCAAACTCAGGTATTTTTGGAGTTACACCAAGGGACTCTACAAAAGTATAAACAGGTGTTACATTATTTACAGTTGTTCCTGTTTTTATCACTTGTTGTCACCTTGGTTGGTACTCTTGGGGCGCAGTCTTAAATTACCTTTGGTTGACTTTCCGCCTTTACGCAATGGCTTGATATGATCAATATCTTTACCACTTCTATCAATACCTAATTTGTCATACATCCTACGTGCACGTTGGCGTTCGTGTTGATCAGAGTCAGGCCCCGACTTGCCTGTTTCTAAGTCACGTTGGTATTCTTTTTTGTAATCACGTTTTTTAGTAGCCATTTTTAATCCTTTCTTTTGGTATTAAATTCACATGTCTTAACAGGACACCATCCACAAAGCGGGGTCTGTGTTGGGTTCCACACATCGTTAGTTGCACAGTCCATTAACTTGCCGTAGCGTTCCCTAAACTCCCACCACTTTGCGCCAGACTCCTCATGGGTCATGGATGTCTTAACCATATCATCTTTTAATACAAACATCAAGGCGGCGTTCACTTTTCTAATATGCGGATGTATCTTAAACACCATGCACGCCATAAGATCCAACTGATCCCTATCAGGATATTTGTTGCTACCTGTTTTCCAGTCAATCACCCATGCAGTCAAGTCCTCATCGTCAATAATCAACATGTCCGCAATACCTCTTACCCAAACACGTTTATCAAACCAGTCGCATGGCTCAAGGTTTTTTGTTAAAGCCATTTTTGTTTCAGTTGACACCCGTCCTTTTTTTGCTTTGAGCTTGTCCACGATTGGGCGCATGAATTCAAACCGTTCGTCTAGTTCATGAGTACCTTTAATATAGTTCTCCACCGCTTTGTGTAGCAAGTTACCATACTTTACGGCTTCGGTTTCTACAAACGGATAGTTCTTTAGTATCTTGGTTTCATGATAACGCCTAGCGCATCCCTCAAAGTCTTTAAGTGATGAGTGTGACCAAGCGATTGGTTTGATATCCATAAGATTCCTAGTAGTTATTGATAATTTTCACCGGCATGCAAACACATAAACATAAGAAAAGCTTCTCGTGTACGTTGATCAGCAGTACAAGTCGGGAGTGTGTAATGTTCATCTTTAGGAGTTACTAAAACCCAAGCAGTTAAATTTGTCCCGAGCCACCCTATCTGTCTCTCTACTTTGTATTTCGCCAAGTCCATGAGCATATGCATTTCTTCCTCACCTAAATGCGCATATTTATGCTCATCGGGGAACTTAAATTTTTGCGGAGACGATGACATCTACCAACCTATCTGCAAACGCCCCAACGAAAAGTTCATTTGATTCTAAATCGTTACCCATATCCTTAAGAATAGCGTGCGTGATCTCATGCCAAAACGTGTCTGCTACCTCTCGTTCAGGATAAGGTTCACCAGTAGTTACACTATGCGTTGCAATCTCAATCAGCCCTTTGTGATAGTGAATCTGCCCCATCGAGTCTGAACCCGGTATGTGCTTGTGTATATTTACTTTGTACGTTTTCTTACCTATTGTGAATGCTGTTGGTATTATCATTGCTTCTCCTTAGTTCTTTGCTAGTCCATATCTGCGGTGTGCGCCACCATCGGCGTTGAGTGGTATACCGGGCAAATAGCTCGGCTCCATAGTCATCTGAGCCAAGACCCATGTCTTAGCTTCAGCCACTTCCTCATCAGGCACAACGCATATTAACTCGTCGTGCACAGTTCCTTTCACAGGATACCTCTTTTGTACCCTGAGCATACCATCCGTCATAACGATACGAGCGACACCTTGAATGATGTTATTCGTGATTTTCCCTGCATATAGCTTCGTTGCATCTGCGCCGTACACCCAATGTGTTTTCTTGTCTTCATCTTTGATTTGGCGTAAATCAGGATACAAAAGCTTCATGCCGTTGGGCAATTCAATCTCGCCTTTGCGAAATATTATACACTTGTATTGCATCTCTTCACCATTAATAAGGCAACGAGACATCATCTCTGTGCACATCTCCCAGAAACTTACTACAGGTTGAGCCGTCCGTCTATAGATATCGATGATTGCCTTAGATGCTACACAATGAATCAGCAGTTCGCCGTCTGTACATGTGTGCGGGATGTCTGCCATCTTCTCTAGGTTCTCTTTGTTCTCCAAGAACTTCTCAACGTACTCTTTGTCGACCCCAAGCTTCTTCGCAAAGTCTTTCGTGTATCTGACTGGCGGAGCACCAAGAAAGCCCACGAGTAACTGCGTAGCGAACGATGCCCAACCGAGACCATACCCGCAACCCAAGAGCGCACTTTTTGCAGACTGCCGTAGG